GCACTACAGCAAAAGGTGATTTAGTAGCTGGCGCAGGTACAACTACGGCCGCAGTTTTGCCAGTAGGCACAAACGGGCAGTATTTACAGGCAGATAGTACCGCTTCTACGGGCTTGAAATGGGCAAGTGCTTCAAGCGGTGCATTAACACTAGTCAAAGCCGAAACTGCATTTTCAGCGGTAGCCAATACAGGCACAACTTTTGATGGCGTGTTTAGTAGCACTTACAACAATTATTTAATCATCATAAATCAAACTCTCAATTCTGTTGATGGCGAATCTTTTAATTTTAATATGCGTTATTCAACAGCAACAACCGATTCAGATGCAGCCAATACAGGTGGTACCTATGTAAAAAACTCAAGCGGAACTGATGGTTCTTGGTATTTCAACAATGCAACAACAATGAAATTATTTACAAATCAAAATACTGCTGGGCGATTTGGTTCGTGTAATCTTTATATAGGTGGCCTTAATAGCGGTTCAGCATCTCGCTATCAAATGAATTGGCAATTTGCTACACCAGGAAATAATCAATTTGGTAATGGTGGAAATGTCCAAAATAACAACGGAACAACAAGAATTTGGACAGGCTTTATTCTTACCGCTTCAAGCGGAACAATCTCAGGAACTGCAACTGTCTATGGATTTGGGAAGGCATAATGACTAGAAAAGACGAAATAATCTCAGCACTTAAAATTGAATATCCAGAAATCCGTATCGGTGGTGGTGACTTATACGAGACACTTTCAGCCGAGGATTACGAAAAGGCTATTTCTGATTGGGCTGATGTGCAGTTGGCAAAGGAAGCACAGGCTGCACAGGTTGAGGCCGATGCCGAAGCCAAAGCAGCATTACTAGCCAAACTAGGCATAACTGCCGATGAAGCAAAGTTACTGCTTTCATAGTGGAACACTTGACTAAGATAATTGCTCATGAAGCCAAGATTATCTAAAGCTGCTATTCAGTTAAGAGAGCAGTTAGATGATTCCTTCCCAGATCGTGACAGGGCATCGGATGGTTGGGTCGGTGATACCCGACACGCTGCTCGTAAGTCTGATCATAATCCAGATGAGCAGGGTTGGGTTCGTGCCATTGACCTTGATGCAGACCTATTCGGTGCAGGAGTCAAGCCGTATATCATGCCAGACCTTGCAGATCAGCTTCGAATCAGTTGCAAGTCTAAGGCAGAAAAGCGCATCTCGTACATTATATTTAACGGCAGGATTGCGTCTCCCATCCTTAACTGGAAGTGGCGTAACTACACAGGGGCTAACAAACACACTCACCACATGCATGTTAGTTTTAAGAAAGAAGCTGACCTATTGGGTGAATTTTATCAAATACCTATGTTAGGCGGAAACTAATGAATATGAAGAACCCTTATGTCCTTACTGCTGGAGCATTCCTATCAGCTTGGGCTGCTTCTAACTTTGCACTTGACTATCGCGCAGTTCTCTGGGCTGTACTAGCTGGTGTCTTTGGATATGCGACTCCTAAAAAGTGACACAATCTGACTTCTTTACGCTCTACTTAGCAACACTGGCAATAGTCGGTGGCCTGTCAGGTTATGTCATTACTCATCTGTTGTCTGAAATTAAAAGACTCAACACGCGAGTCGATGAAATCTATAACATCTTACTAGACAGGTAACATTCTGCTATGGCAAGAAAAGCAACTAAGGCGTTAGAGCAACAAGGCTACTCAAAGCTAGATGCTTACTGCATTGGCTTATATGAGTATTTCTGTAGTCTTAAGCGAGCAGGCTTCAAAGAAGATGTAGCTATGTTTATGATTACTGAGCCAAATGCTTACCCTGCTTGGATATTGCCTGATCCTGTCGATCCAGAGAAGTTCGGCAATTACGAAGATGAGGACGATGACTAAAGCCCGCTATCTTGTTATATCGGATTTACAAATCCCATATCACCATGAGCAAGCTGTTAAGAATCTTATCAAGTTAGTAAAGCGAGAGAAGTTCGACCTAGTACTAAATACAGGTGATGAGCTAGATATGCAGAGCCAGTCTCGCTGGGCTCAAGGTACTAAGCTGGAGTGGGAAGGTACGCTAGATGCTGACAGAAGCCTTGCGCAGGATATTCTCTATGAACTCGGCACAACAGATGTCACTCGGAGCAATCACACAGACCGCCTATACCACACACTATTACGCGCACCTAGCCTCATCGGATTACCAGAACTGGAATACGCAAAGTTTATGGACTTCGCTGGACTCGGAATCCGCTTCCATAAAAGACCATTCGAGTTTCACAAGGGATGGGTCTTAGTACATGGCGATGAAGGATCAATGAACTCTAATGCTGGACTTACAGCTCTAGGGCTGGCTAAGAAGTTCGGCAAGTCTGTAGTCTGTGGTCACACTCACAGGGCAGGCATTAGTGCCTTCACAGAGGGCATAGGAGCCTCATACAGGACTCTTTGGGGCTTAGAGGCAGGAAATGTCATGGACAAGAAGAAAGCCTCTTATTTGAAGGCTGGGAGTGCTAACTGGCAGATGAGCGTGGCAGTCATTGAGACTCATGGAGACCGCGTGAGCCCGATGCTAGTGCCTATAAACAAGGATGGGTCTTTTACCCTTTACGGCAAACTCTACGCCTAAGAATCGTTATCATTTCGTTATCTAAATGTCCGTTAATTAGTCTGGACTCTATGCAACACTAATCCTGTAGCCAGCCGAGGGCGCTGGCACAGATAGGTACAAGATGAAAATCACAGCTAAAGACTTTGACAATTTGACAGACACTGTCATGGGCTGGAAAGGCAACGACTGGGAACTACAGGCTGATAGATTCTCAGATAAGCCTGCATTTGATTGGGCAGTAGTCTGCTGGTATGACTCAGTAATCAGCATGATTATGGCTCGCACATTTTTGGAGCAGAATGACTATGCATTCCAAGAGTCATACGATCAAAACATGGAATCATGGGTTCTACTGACCAACTACGATTCATTCAATATGGCGGTGTCAGCATGACTAACAATGACAAGCTGCTAATTATCTGCCTTATAGGGGCAGGCATTAGCTTTATAGTTTGGGCGTTACAATCCTACAAAGAAGCCTACGAACGCGGGCATCGTGATGGCTGGCACAAAGGCAGAGCAGTCAATCGTGCAGATTTCTGGCAAGAATGAAACATGGAGAAATACTTAGTTCTGCCACTGATTTATACAAAGACAGAGGACTCGCTTACGGCCACCCAAGTGACAATATGGCGAGAGCAGCACGACTTATCAGTGCCTACCTTGAAATGCCAGTGGAAGATTACCAAGTTGCAGTTATCCTATCGCTGGTCAAAATCGCAAGGACAATCGAAGATGGATCAAGAGTCGATTCATGGATTGATGGAGCCAGTTATCTAGCTATTGCTGGACAACTACAGACAGAGGAGAATGACCTATATGTTTAACCTAGCCGATTATGAACCAGTAGAGGTGAGACTTGAAAAGTTTATTAAAGATTATCCAGATTTTCGTATTAGCACTGAGTTGGAAGTTGTGGAAGCAAGTAGATATATTGTTAAGGCTTATCTCTTTAAGACTGGCCAAGATAGCATCGCATGGGCAACAGGGTACGCTGAGGAAACAGTTAGCACTCGCGGGGTCAATCAAACTTCTGCACTGGAGAATTGCGAGACATCTGCTATTGGCAGAGCGCTTGCAAATGCGGGTTATGCTCCTAAAGGAAAGCGTCCTAGCCGAGAAGAAATGAGCAAGGTTGCACCTAACCATCCAGCTCTTAAAGTAGTTAAGCAAGAAGTAAAACCTGCACCACAGGACATAAAAGAGGGTGATGTCGATTACTGGACTACACCTATCGGATCATCTGTCAAGACCACTAACGCTCCAGTAACTCTGGAGACTGCAATGGCAACAGTGACTGAGATTCTAGGTACGGCAGAAGCTATGGATGCACCTAGTTGCAATCATGGCCACATGGAATGGCGCACTGGTCATTCTGCTAAGACTGGTAAAGATTGGGCTGGGTTCTTCTGTGCCACCAAGGGTCAAAGTGGTGGGATGGATAAGTGTCCAACGCATTGGTACAACTTATCGAGCAGTGGTAAATGGGAACCGCAGAAAGCGAGGGTATAATGGGATACATCGAAGTTCATACACCTTATGGTTGGGTTAATCTTGATGATGTACCACTAGTCAATGAGATTCCATGTCAGTTATGTAATGCACCTACAATGATTCACGATCTAACATTCACAGTGGCACAGGATGGCTTGATTAAGCCTTCAGCTACATGGCAATGTAGTAAGTGCAAGGCAGTCAATGGATAAAGAGACGCTGCTTATGTTTCTAACTCTTGCTTTGTTTATTGGTGGAGTTGCAATGGGCTACATGGCAGGATTGCCACATTAGCCAACATAGGAAGCACAGAGGTTTTCGCACAGAGCGAGTTGTAGCTGAGTACCTATCGACTCAGTGGCAGGGCGCATGTGTGGGAAGGGGTAGTGGCAAGGATATTGTC